GATACGAAAAGCGCCTTGGCGGCGTCGCACTCAGCTTTTAGCTCTGGGGAAAGTTCTTTCTTTTTACTCATCCGTGAAATTTAACCGTTGGTTAATTTAAAAGCGTCAACCGGCGGTATTGCTAGAAGACTAACCGGCGGTTAATATTGATCTCGAAAACACCATTCGAGATTTTCAGAATGAAGCAGATCCCACTAACAGAGCTGGTTGCTACGAAAGGGCAGGCCTTTGCGGCTAAGTCTCTTGGGGTCAGCCCCGCTGCAATCAGTAAGGCCATTTCCGCCGAGCGAAACATTTCGGTCACATGCAATGAAAACGGGACCTTTGAGGCCCATGAACTCAAGTCGTTCCCGGCGCAAGCATCACCGAAGAGATCCGCAGCCTAAATAACCGACTTCCGCGATGATGCGAGAGAGACGGTTGTGCGCTCAAAACCGCGCAGCTCATCACCGCCAAGGCGATCACGTAAGGGGCCAGCAACCCGCTCAAACGCAGGCCAAAGCCGGAGTTGAGACGACAAGGGAAGGGTGGATGCCAAGGCAACCACCAAGCAGCAAAGGGCGGCTATCTCGCCTTGTAATTCGGAATGAGTGGTCATGGATGAGTCCCTGATCAGTTGATGACCAGATCATCGCTTTGTTGGCGTAACGCCACCACGGAAACAAATTTGAGGTTTTACGAATGGAAGATTTTCTGCGGGCCTGCCAAAGCGCTGTTCTGGATAACGAGGCCAAATCACTGGCGGCAAAGATGGGCGTTCCTCACGTTGGGCTGCTTCAGCGCGCCAACCCGGACAACGATGCTCACCACCTAACCGTGGAGCACTTGTTCGGGATCTTGCTGCACACCAGCGACATCCGCCCTCTGGTGGCGCTCGCAAATGAATTCGGCTTCGACCTGGTCGCTAAAACTTCTCCTCAGCCTCAAGCGCTGACCAAATCTCTGATCAACGTCGGCAAGGAAGTGGCTGATTTGACGATCGCCGTGCACGAAGCGCTCGGCGACGACCACGTCAGCACCTTCGAAAAATCCTTGATACGCCAAGAAATCAATCATGTCCGGCAAAGCCTGGACGTGATGGATGCATCGGTGAAAGCCGCCTGAAAAAGATTTCGCATGCGGAATCTCGAGAACTGGGTCACTGCCTTCTCACTATTAGTTTGAAGGTCGACAAAACCATAAGGCACAAAAAAGCCGACGGACGAGGTCGGCTGATTCGATAACACTTTGTGAGGCCGATTATGCAGAGCCAACTCCATTCAAGCAATACCCCGAACCATGCCGCGACACGTTTTGTTAATTCCGAAAACGTGTCGCGGACCACGATGTCTTCCCGCGAGATCGCCAACGTCACCGGCAAGCGTCACGCCAACGTGAAGCGCGACATCGCCGCGATGCTGAAAGAGCTGAAATTAGATGTACTCAGTTTTGAGCACATCTATCTGGATGGTCAAAACCGCGAGCAGGTCCAGTATCTGCTCGACCGCGAGCATACCGACTGCCTGCTCACCGGATACAGCGCACCGATGCGCATGAAGGTGATTCGCCGTTGGCGTGAACTGGAACAGCAGCAGGGCGCCCGCGAGCAAGTCCTGCTCAGCGGAACCAAAGTCGTCGGCGAGCTCGCAATCCTCGAGTGCTTCACGCGCCTTCTGAAGCCGGCGCCATCCAGTCAAATGCTGATGCTGGCCAAGATCGCCGCGAACAACGGCCTCGACGCCAAGTTCCTCCCTGGTTACACCATCGACGCCGCACCAGACGCAACGGGCGGCAGTTCCATGCCGACCAAGGCCATCACTGCCCTGATCAAAGATCACGGTATCGCCAGCACAGCCGCCGCCTTCAATCGTGCACTGGCCGCCAAGGGCTTCCTCAAGCAGCTCCAGCGCAAGAACTCCAAGCAGGAAATGGTCGACTTCTGGTGCGTTACCGAGAAGGGCATGACCTACGGCAAGAACCTCACCAATCCTCAATCCCCCCGCGAGACGCAGCCTCACTGGTACGTCGATCGTTTCCTCGAACTGGCCGACCTGGTCGGCAAGGGAGCCAAGTAATGGCCGGAGACTGGATAAAAATGCGCATCGAACTTCAGACTCATCCGAAAGTTTTCCGCATGGTGTCCGCATTGAAAGCGGACAGACTTCGGATCATCGGCGGACTGCACATCGCTTGGAGCATCTTTGACACTCATTGTGATGATGGTGTGCTGGTGGGTTACACCACTGATGCGATGGACGCTGTCATCGGCTGGCCGGGCTTCACTCAGGCCATGATTGACGTCGAATGGGCAGCCCTGAATGACGCTGGAAGCCTTGTAATGCCTCGCTTTGACGAGCACAACGGTAAGAGTGCAAAGCGCCGCGCCAACGACAATGAGCGCAAACGTAACGACCGAAACAGCAAGGATGTCCGCAATGTGTCCGCTAGTGATGCGGACAAAAAGCGGACTAGAGAAGAGAAGAGAAGAGAAGATAAAGATCAAAAGCCTTATGGCGATGATGCGGTCGATCCTGCGGAGCTGTTCGCACGGTTCTGGGCGCTCTATCCCCGCAAGGTCAGCAAGGACGCTGCACGCAAGGCCTGGGACAAGCTCGATCTGTCCGCAGAGCTTTTCGAGACGATGATCCAAGCCTTGGGTGCGCAGAGCCTTAGCGTCGACTGGACCAAGGACAACGGCCAGTTCATCCCGCACGCCTCGACCTGGCTCAACGGCAAGCGCTGGGAAGACGAAGTGCCGGAGCCAGCACCCATGGGCAGCAATGTCCACCCGTTCCCACCGCGTCGTCAGGCCAATGGCCCGGACTTCGACGACAAGACCTGGGCTGATGACTTGGGGGCGCTGTGATGAAAACCCCGAATCAGCTCATGCAGACCTTGGGCAACCTGCCTACCGTGGAGACTGCTCCGCTCAAGATCGACACCGGTACCACTGACGTCGTGAACTCGTTGTTCAAGGAGCTGCAGGCGATCTTCCCTGCATGGCGGCAGGCTTGGCCGGATGACGAAGCACTGAAGGCGGCCAAACGCAGTTGGATCAAGGCGTTCATGGCCCAGGGCATCAACCAGTTGGGGCAGATCCGCTACGGCATCGAAAACTGCCGCAAGCTGCAAAAGCCGTTCGCACCGAGCGTGGGCGAGTTTATTGCCATGTGCCAGCCGACCCCTGAAGCGCTCGGCATTCCGTCCCACGAAGCCGCCTTTACCGAATCCGTCGCCAATGCTCACCCGAGCATGGCTGGCGGCCGAGAATGGTCGCACCAGGCCGTGTACCACGCTGCCAGCCAGTGTGGCTTCAACGCGCTGAACACGATGAAGGCCGAAGTCAGCCGCAAGCTGTTCGACCGCAACTACGACATCACCATCCGAATGATGCTCGCGGGTGAGCGCTTGCGGAACATTCCGTTGGCCTTGCCTGAGCGGGTCGACGGTCGCGTGACGGCGGCGATCGGCAACAAAGCCTTGGCTGACTTGCGCAAAAACCGGGGAGGGCATGCCCATGGGTAAGCAGACGACCAACAAAACTATGACCACCCTGGCCTGCACCATGGCTGGTTTCTCCATCGGCGTGTTCTGCGTCCTGATCACATTGGCGGTGACGTCATGAGCGACAAGATCAGCGTCAACAGCCAGGCCAAGCTGTCCGAGGCCATCACCAGCCTGACCACCATGTTCCGCGAAAAGAAGTTCGTCGTTGTGTCGCTGCGCCCGGGGAAAGACCGCACGCTCGACCAGAACGCACTGTGGTTCTCCCTGTACCAGCGCATCGCTGCGATGACGCAGATCGGCGACGTTGAGGATGCGCGCCGTTACTGCAAGCTGCACTTCGGCGTGCAGATCCTGGTGAACGAGGACGATGATTTCCGCAACGGCTGGTACCGGACCATGCGCCACCTGACCTACGCGGAAAAGCTGGACTTGATGGGTGGCAACCCGCTGTTCGGCCCGGACGGATTCCCGGTGACACGATTGTTCAGCCGCGCTCAGGGCATCGCCTACACGGATCGCATTGTTGCTGACTTCACTGGGCGCGGCGTGGTGTTCACGGATCTGCTGGGTGAGGTGGCTGCATGAGCAAACAATTCAAACCGGGCGATCTGGCGATCCTCAAGAGTTCCGAGGCCGAACATCTGATAGGCAGTGTTGTTGAGCTGGTGGCATATGTCGGCAGTGAAGAGCACATGATTTATGAGGGCGTTGCAGCATTCAATCCCCAAAGGAACAGAATTTGGTGGGTAGAAATTACGTCGGGTCAGACGTTCTGCTCAGTAGCCCGCGGGCTTGTGAGTGATGGGTTTTGTGGAGAATTTCGGCTCATCCCTCTGCGCGGCGACTTCGAGCCTGAGCAGCAGAAGACCAAGGAGGCCGAACCTTGCGCGTAGCCATGGAGAAGAAGGCGCCGAAGCCAAAGACCTGCAAAAACCCAGCCTGCAAAACCTCATTCGTCCCGCAGCGCCTTGGGCAATCCGTCTGCAACTACGCCTGCGGCCTGGCCATCAAGGACGTGAACCAGGAGAAGGCGCGTAAGTCGCTGGCTCAGGTCGAGCGCCGGGAGATCAAGGTCCGCAAGGAGAAGCTGAAGAGCAGGGCGGAGCACCTTCGCGAGGCACAGTCAGCGGTGAACGAGTTTGTCCGTCTGCGCGACGCGCACCTGCCCTGCATCAGCTGCGACTCCATGCCAAGCGATCACGACCTGATCACGGGCAGTCGCTGGGATGCAGGGCATTACCGTTCTGTTGGGGCCTGCCCGGAACTGCGTTTCGAACCGCTGAACATCCACCGGCAGTGCGTGAAGTGCAACCGGAACCTGTCCGGCAACGCGGTCGAGTACCGCATTCGGTTGGTGCAGCGCATCAGCACCGAAACCGTGGCTTGGCTCGAAGGGCCTCATGAGCCCCGCAAGTACACCGTCGAAGAAATCAAAGCCATCAAGGCCGAATACCGAGCCAAGACCCGCGAACTGAAGAGGGCTGCAGCATGATCTATCCAAGTATTCTGAACGCAGTTGTCTCGGCCCTCGCGGCTGAGGCGATCGACAACACCAGTAAACAGGCGTGGCAGAAGCTGTACAACTCCGCTGATGAGGACGAGGGGGGCGATCTGGCGACACTGGTTCGCTCGCGTGGGGCTGACACCATCGACCGCACGCAAGTTGACTGCTGGGTGTCTGCCCGCCTGCACAGCGCGCTTGAGCAAAAGCACTGGGATGCGCTGGTGGCGAAGTACAGCACGCACAAAGGGCGCAAGGTGCAAGCCATCGCGGCATTGCAAGCCCTGATCAATACCCCAGCACCGAAGTTGTTCCTGTTCAAGGCGACCACTGCCTGGGCTATCCCGCAACTGAAGGGCGCGCGGCCGAAGGTGGCGACCTCCGTGGCAGTCGAGATCCCGATCGATGCGCCAGAGTGGCGCCGCGAGGCCGTGGTAAGGGCTGCGCTGGCCGCCGGTCAGGCGAAGGTGAAACGTGACAGCTCCCGATCCGCCGACATGATCGTGCTCAAGGACAGCTTTTACGACATGAACACCTGGGACAATGACGGCACGCCGGAGTCGACTCGCCGCCGGTGGCGTCAGGATATCGGCAAGGCTGCTGATGACCTGGTGTACGAGGCTCTGGCGCATGCCGCCGACATTCTCGGAGGCGAAGGTTTGCTGATTGAACAAGCTGCGTGATTGCCTGTTGACATCAGTGAGCGAATGAGCGAATGAGCGAAATTAATCCGATCCTGTCATTCCTGCGTGTGTAGGACTGATAAACGAAACCCGGCCTGCGAGCCGGGTTTTTTGTTTGCAGGTCAGTCTTGAATCTCGACCTCGGTAACGGTCACAGTTTGTCGAGCAGCATAGAAGCCGCGCTCTTTGAGTGATGCCATGACTTCTTCACTTTGAAGCCCCATCGGCAAATCTTTAAAATCGACCTGCCGATGAAATGTAAGACCTTTCAAGAACTTCGAGCCTTCACCAGAAATTCGAGGGATCTCTTTCCCGTCTTCTACGATCAGGATTCTATCCAGAGCTTCGTCGCGGTAGATATCTACGAACATTTCAATTCCTCTTCCTTGGTGGTGCCAAGATGGCTCCTCCTGCGAAAGGCTTGTTAGCACGATTTGTTTTGATTTGCCAAACCGACCAGTGCGTCGGTTTTTTTACGCCTCGAATTCACCTGTAGCCAGGGCAGCCCTCGGGAAGGCCTGGACACTGATAAGCCGGCAAGTGCAGTGCTACGACAAAACACCGGCAGCCCGCGTACCCCGTCCTCACCATGCTTACGGGGTAGCGCGAGACTGAACCAGCGAGATCGATGAATTCGGGCGTCGACGCAGTGAAGGTCTTTGGCAGACAGCGGGAAAGACTGCGCACCTATTCAGGGCCTCTGCATTCGCAGGGGCTTTTTTCGTTATGAGGCACCGAAAATGTCCGATCCTCAATTCAGCATATTGATCGCCCAAATCGAGTCGCTCAGCGCACAGATTCAAACCGAGTCGAGCGAGCGCTCGATTGCGGATGAGGCATTGGCCTCTCGTGTTGCGGCTAGCGAAGCTGCTATCGCTGCGATGAATTTGCAATCAATTGCCGAGGCCGGAAACGCAGCAGGCGAAAAAATCCTGTTGGAGCGCCGCTTGACCGAGATCGAGCGGCGTTTAGGAATCGCTTAATCGTTGGCTTTTTCAAACTCGCGCAGGGCGTAGGCCTTAAGTTCGGCTACTGACATTGAGTCCGCATTGGCGGGTGACTTCGGGCTGAAGTTTGTTGTGGTGCCTGCTGGTAGCAGGATGGTCGCCAGCAAGTTCCACCCGTCTCCGGCGTGCAGGTTCGCTAGGTTTAGACTCATAAGTTTGTATTTGCTGCTCATTACTTTCCCTTTTAGAGCTGTTTCGTTAGTGGAATTTCGATAGTAGCTCTAATCCCAAGCCCGTCACCATGCGGGCTTTTTCGTTTTCGGCTCCCCACACCCATTGCTCCGAGCTGGGAGTGCTGTTGGAGCCGTACCTATCACGCTCCCCCCAAGGGAGGACATCGGATGAAGCTCATGCCCGAAAAGAACCCGGACACGTGGGCCGCTATCTGGATGGCCCTGAGCAATCCACTTTGGCAGGGCGCAATTATGGCGATCCTTATCTCCTTCCTGCGCGTCCTGTATGACGCTAAAGAGACCAGCAAACGCCGGATCTTCTTCGAAGCACTGATCTGCGGTGGGTTGAGCTTGTCAGCCAGTAGCGTCATTGAGTGGATGGCCTGGCCATCGAGTTTGTCTGTTGCCGCCGGCGGAACGATTGGCTTTCTCGGCGTAACGGCCATTCGCGAGATGGTGACCCGCTTCCTGGGTCGCAAGGTTGATTCGTTATGAAGGCGTTCGCAGCTACAGCAATCATCGCGCTCGTTGCCTGCCTGTTGTTGGGCATCCAGCACTACCAGGTCATTGCTCTTGAGGGGCAGGTGACGATCGAGGCCAAGGGCAAGCAGGACGCCATCGCGGCTAACACCGAGAGCCAGGCGACGATCACCACGCTTCGCGCCGAAGCCCAGCGCAACGCCGCCTACACCGCCGACCTCAACAAGCGAATCAGGGCCAGCGAAGACAAAGCCAAAAAGGCGAGGAAAGACTTTGAAGATCTCAAGCGCAACAGCAAGCCTGTTCGTGATTGGGCTGCTCAGCCTCTGCCTGACGGCCTGCGCGGGAAACCCGCCAGTAGTAACAAAAGCAACGGCAGTACGAATTGAGGCGCCTGAGCTTACTCCCTGTGAGCGGATCGACGCGGCCGAGTCTGAGGCTGGCCTTCGCATGAACGGGGATGTGTGGGAGCTCAAGGATCAGGCCATCAAACTGCTGGACACGTGTGCCGACCAGGTGGACGCCCAGATCGTGCGCAGTCAGAGCAAGTAGTCCGCGACACGTTTCGCGAATCGGTAAATTGTGTCGCGACATTGGAGTGAGCATGACCAACATCACGCGTCTGCATCATGCATTGCCGCTGAG